GTCGAGGAGCTCGATAGGTCACCGCTCCACCGGCTCTATACCGTGCGCCGCTCCAACGGCTCCGAGCGCATCCGATGGCGCACCGGATCAACCCACGGCATCACCGCATCGGGCGAGAAATCCGGCCACGGTTTCACCCTTGATTTGGGCGTGATTGATGAGGCATTCGCGCAAACCGATGATCGGCTCATCCAATCATTCCGCCCCGCGATGGTGACCCGGCCGTGGGCGCAGCTATGGATCGTGAGCACCGCGGGCACCGATGAATCGGTATTCCTCCGGGAGCGGGTGGAGGATGGCCGGGCTCGTGTCGAGGCCGATGAGCGCACCGGGGTTTGCTATTTCGAGTGGTCGGCGCCCGATGATGCGGCCATCGATGACCCGGCCACGTGGCGCCAAGCGATGCCCGCGCTCGGCATCCTCATCGATGAGCAAACCATCCGAGCCGATTTGGCGAGCATGGATGAGGGCGAATTCGCGCGCGCCTATCTCAACCGATGGCGCCCCGGTGGTACCCCGGTATTCGCGCTCGCCGATTGGGTGCGGTGCCTTGACCCGATGAGCGCGGCTAACGGGGCGCCGGCATTCGGGGTGGACGTGGCGCCCGACCGATCCCATAGCTCGATTGCCGTTGCCGGGGGGCGCCCCGATGGCCGGGTGCACCTCGAGCTCATTGATCGGCGACCCGGCACCGAATGGATAGCCGGCCGGGTGGGGGAGCTCCTCGAGCGCCACAATCCCACCGCGCTCGCGCTTGATCCGGGGGGGCCGGCCGGCTCCCTGGTAACCGAGCTCACCTCGATGCCTCGGGTGCCCCCGCTCCTCCTCGTGACGGGTCGCCAATATGCGATGGCATGCGGGGCGCTGTACGACGACGTGAGCACCGGCAGGGTGGCGCACCGCGGCCAACCCGCGCTTGATGACGCGGTGGTTGCCGCTCGCCGGAGGAGCGCGGGGGATGCATGGGCATGGGCTCGGCCGGAGCATGGCACCGATCCCTCGCCGCTCATTGCGGCAACGCTCGCGCGCTACGGGTGGGCCAATGCGCCGCGGCTTGACCCGACGATTTACTAGCGCAGAAACCGCGCGGTAACCGCGCGGTGGGGGTTGTAATTCGGCCGGTTCGCGCTATGGTGCCCCCGTGCTCGAGGGGTTTGTGCAAGGGTGGAAGCGATTTCTAACCCCCCGACCCTCCGAAAGCTCGCTTGATCAGCAAATCCAATGGGCAATTGATCAGCGGCTAGGCGCCTCCGATTTCCTATCGCTCCCGGCCGTTTCGCGCGCTCGCTCGCTCGTGGTTTCGCTCGTGGCCGAGCTCGAGCCGGTTGCTTGGCGCGATGGGTACCCGATGGATGAGCAACCGCGCATCGTGACGCGGCCGCAACCGGGCACCACCCGCGATGCATTCCTCGGCTCGATTGCCGGGGAGCTATTCGAACGATCAAACGCATTCGTTTGGCTCCCGATCACGGGGCGCAATGCGGCCGGTTTCCCCGATGTCGGGGTGGTGATCCCATTCGATCAGGTGCACGTCGCTTGGGACGATACCGGGCTATTCCGTCGCTACACGTGGCGTGAGCGCGAGCTCGTGGCCGGCCGTGATCTTTTGCATATCGAGCTCCCCGGCCGGCGCCCCGAGCAATTGCTCGTGCCATCCAAGCTCGATACCAATGCCGATGCGCTCGCGCGCATCCTCGCCGCGGAGCTCTATGCCGGCGATTGGTTCACCAATGGCGCGGTGCCATCGGTCACCCTCAAGTTTGCCGGCACCCTCACCGATACCGATGCCGATAAGGCCAAAGCGCGGTGGGTGAGCAATCACCAAGATCATTCGCCGGGCATCCTCCCGCAAGGGTGGGATATCCACGAAACCGGGGGCAATCCCGAATCCTCCCAATTGCTAGAAACCCGGCGCGCGGGGGTGCTCGAGGTGGCGCGCATTTGGGGGATCGTTCCGGCCGAGCTCCTCCTCGCCGAGCTCGGGGGCTCCTCGCTCACCTATCAAAACATCGCCGGCATGCTCGATACGTTCATGCGGGTCACCGGGCAACCCGAATACCTGGCACCCATCGAGGCCGGCTTGAGCGATTTGGTGCCGGCCACCCAATCCGTGCGATTCGACCTCGATGAGCTTTTCCGGCTCGCCGAGGCCGACCGGATCAGGGTTGAGAGCGAGGCGATTGCGGCCGGCATTTACACGTTGCCGGAGGTGCGGCGCGATCACGGCCGGCCGGTGGGGAGCGCTCCGCGCATTCCCCCGGAGCTCGCACCGAGCCCCCGCGCTCCCGAGGAGGTGCCCGTATGACCGAGCTATTGCGCCGGGAGCTCGGCGGTGAGCTCGCCATCCGATCCGAGGCCGAGCGGGTTATCGAAATGCGCCTCCTCCGGTGGGATGAGGTGGCCGATACCCCGCAAGGTCGGGAGCGTTTCATCCGGGGCGCATTCCGGGGCACCGACCCGGCCACGGTGGCGCTCGAGGCAATCGGTGATCACGGGGCGCAAGGCGCTCGGCTCACCGGCAGGGGCATCGAGCTCACCGAGCGCGATGACGGGCCATACGGGGCATTTCGTGTGAGCCGCACCGCGGCCGGTGATGAGCTCCTCGAGCTCGCGCGCGATGGGGTTTACCGGAGCGCCTCGGTGGTATTCGCCGAAACCACCGGAGGCACCCGCATTGCGCGGGATGGGGTCATTGAGCGCACTCGTGTCGCCTTGATGCGTGTGGGAGTGGTGGAGCGGGGCGCCTATCCAAGCGCCGAGGTACTAGCCGTGAGGAGTGGAACGATGCCGACCGAAACGAATCCCCCGACCGACCCGGAGCCCGAGCCCGAGCCCGTGCCCGAGCCGGCGCCCCCTGGTACCGGGGTAACCCGGCTCGCACCCGATGGCGCGCTCGAGGGGCTCCGCACCGAAATGCTCGGCCGCATGACCCGGCTCGAGGCGAGGAGCGGGGCCGGTAGCGCCGCGGCATCGCCGCTCGCGCGGTGGGGCTCGCTCGATGAGTACGTGAGCGCGGTTTATTCCGATCCCATCCATGCCCGCGCGCTCGCCGATCAGATCACAAGCGATAACCCCGGAGTGATGCAACCGGCTTGGGTGCTCGATATCAAGGGGATCATCGAGCGGCCGCGGCCGGCCGTCGTGGCGATGGGTGGCGCGCGCTCGCTCGGCGATAGCGGCATGAATCTCAATTGGCCGTACCTCGATCCGGCCCTAAACCTCGATACCGTCGTTGCCAAGCAAGCGGCGCAGAAAACGCAGATTGCCTCGGTGCTCGTGAAGCTCCTCACCGGGGTGGCGCCAATTGACACTTTTGCCGGCGGTTCCGATGTCGCATACCAATTGATTCGCCGGAGCTCGCCTAGCTACCGGGAGGCTTATCTCCGCATCCTCGCCATTTGCTATGCGCGAGCGACGGAGGCCGATTTCGAATTGGATTTGCTCGCCGCGGCCGGCTCCTCGGCCGTGCTCACCGCAACCTCAACGGCCGATCAGGTGCGGGCATTCCTCTTTGCCGCATCGGCGACGGTGGAGGATGCCACGGGCTCGCCGGCAACCGTTGATCTTGTGAGCTCGGCCGAATTCGCGCGGCTCGGTGGGCTCCCCAATCTTTGGCCGGCCGCATACGGCACCAACAACGTGGCCGGTACCGCGCAAGCATCAACCCTGGCAATCAACATTTCGGGGCTCCCGGTGGTGCGTGCCCCATTCCTCACCGGCAATACCCATTTGGTCACCAATTCGGAGGCCGCGGGATTCCACGAGGATGGGCCATTCCCGATCAGCGCCGAGGATGTCGCCAAGCTCGGGCAAAACGTCGCCATTTGGGGCATGGCCGCAACGGCCGCATATATCCCAAAGGGCATCGTGAAAAGCACCTTGACCTAGCGCGGTGGAATGGGTCACCGCGGCCACGATCCTCGAGCGAGCCGGGGCGCAAAACCCGAGCCCGGCCGATACCGATTGGGCGGAAGCATCCGCGGCCGCGGTCAATGCCGGCTTTGATCGGGCGCTAGAGGGGGCCACCTACGTGAGCCCCCCGGCGCCCCCCGAGCTCGTATGGGCGGCATCGGTGGCCGGGGTAGAAACCTATAAGCGCCGGGAGGCCACGTTTGGGCTCACGGGGTATGTCGATTTGCAAGGTGCGGCCATCCGCATTGCCCGCGATTACCTCGAGGCGCAACGGCCGATCTTGGCGCGCTACGCCACGTTTGGCTTGGGGTGAGCACCCTCATGGCGAGCCGCGCGGTTATCGCCAATGCGCTCGAGGCCGGTGGGGTGCGGGTCGCCTTTACCGGCAAATTCGCCGCGCCATGCGCGCTCATCGAGGCCGGTGACCCGTGGGCCGCGGTGGATTTGTCGCTCCGCGGTGGCCGGCGCAACGCGCGATGGCGCATCACCCTGGTAGCCGGCCGTGCCGATTCCGAGGGGGCGCTCGAGGCGCTCGCCGAGCTCGTGGATAAAGCCGATGCCGCATTGCTCCCCGCGCGGGTGCAATTGCCGACGTGGGCCAAACCGTTTGATGCGTTGCTCGGCAACGTGCCATATGCGGCCACCGTCGCCACCATCCAATTGCTCACCGAGGAGGCGCTACCGTGACAACCCCGCTTTTCATGCGCGATGTTTCGCTCACCCTCAAGCTCCTCCCATCGGGGCCAAGCCGGGTGCAATTTAACTGTGACGTGCACTTGGCCGAGGTGATCAGCGAGCCCGGTGACACGGTGGATTACCAAACGCTGTGCCCCACCGGGAGCTTTAGCTCCATCGGCAAAACCACGTACTCGCTCCACCTCGTTGCCGCGCAAGATTGGAGCACCACCGGGCTCGCCCGCTTCCTGTGGGATAACGACGGGGCGCTAGCGGAATTCCAATATCAGGCGCATGGGGTCGCCAACGTGCCACCCACCGCGGCATTGCCGGGCATGAATGGAATCGTTCGGTTGATCGCACCCACCTATGGTGGCGAGGCCGATACCTATGCCGAGCTCGAGGTAACGCTCCCGTGCTCCACCAAGCCGACGTTGGCCGTTGCGGCATTCCCCGCGATTGCCGAGGCCGAGGCCGAGCCGGAGGGCAAGGGCAAGGGCAAGGCGGCTTGAGCGCGGAGCTCGTCGTTGAGGGTACGGCCGAGGTGATCGGGGGGCTCGATGCCGTCAAGCGGGCATCGGCCGATATGACCACCGCGCACCGCGGGATGGTGAGCCGGCTCATCCCCGAGGTGCGGAGCCGTACCCCGCGGCGCACCGGGGCGCTCGCGGTTTCGTGGTCGGGTGGCGCGAGCGCCACCGAGGCAACCATCGAGTCACCGCTCCGCTATGCGCTCCCGGTGGAGGTGGGCACGTCGCGCATGGCCGGCGCGCATATGGTCGGCGATACCCTCACCGCATCGGGGGATGAGATCGTGGCCGGCTATGAGGAGGCGCTCGCCGATGCGGGCAAGCGCGCGGGTTTCGGGGTAGAGCGATGAGCACCGAGCCCCGACCCGTCACCCTCACCCTCGCCGGCATGCGCTCGCTCACGATCCTCGAGGCCGCACGCGCCAATACCCTCGCCGGCATTCGCCAAAAGGATGCGGGGCGCCTCGTGCGCTTGCTTGATCGCACCGATGCGCCACCCGAGGAGCTCGAGCTCGCCTTTACCTTGCTCTACGCATATGCCTACCAGCTTGAGCGCCGGCACCACCCCGCGCTCACCTGGGAGGAGGCGCAAACGTGGCGCCTTGAGCTCAACCTCGAGGAGCGCGATGAGCTCGCCGATGCCGAGGCCACGGCATCCGTGCAAGCGGCCGTGCTCACCGGGTTGCCTCCGGCCGTGGCCGGGGAGCTCACCCAATCCCAATTGGAGGAATACCGGGCCATTGCCGAGGAGCGCAAGCGGGTCGCCAAAGCGGCCACCCGGCGCCGGAGCGCCTAATGCTCGGGCTAACGGTTTCGATCAAGGGCGATACCACCGGGCTCACCGATGCGCTCGATAAGGGCAAGGGCGACGTGGGCGGGTTTGGGGGTGCCATCGGGGGCACCGCGCTCAAGGTGGCCGGGCTCGCCACCATTGCGGGTGGTGCGGCCATCGCGCTCACCGAAATGGCAAAAGGCGCATCCGAGGATGCGGCGCAGCAAGCCAAGCTCGATGCCGCCATCAATGCGGCCACGGGCTCAACCGAGGATCACACGGCCGCGGTTGATGCGGCCATTGCCGCGGGGCAGGATCGCGCCTTTACCGATAGCCAAACCCGCGATGCGCTGCAATCGCTCGTGACGGCAACCGGCGATCTATCGAGCGCAACCGGCATGTTGAGCACCGCGCAAGATATCGCGCGCTTTGCCGGGGTGGATTTGGCAACCGCGGCCGATGCCGTCGCCAAAGCCAATGAGGGGCAGGATGGGGCGCTCCGCAAGCTCATTCCGGGTTTGGAAAAGGGCGCCACCGCTACCGATACCATCGCCAATGCGCAGAAAGCCGCGGCCGGCCAAGCCGATGCCTACAGCAAAACCACCGAGGCCGGCATGGCGAAAGCATCCGATGCGGTGGGGGAGCTCGGCGAAACCGTGGGAGCCGCGCTATTGCCCGCGCTCGATGCGATCCTCCCGGCTTTGCTCCCGGTGATCAAGTCGCTTGGCACCCTCATTTCGGCAATCCTGCCGTTGATCATTCCGCTCATCAAGCTCCTCGGGCAAGCGCTCGCGGTGGTCGCCAACGTATTGGTTACGGTGGTCGGGTGGTTGGTGAAGCTCATCGATTGGCTCAAGCAAGGCATCAAATGGATTGGCGATATGGTCGCCAAGCTAGGGCCGCTCAAGGATATTGGGGGGGCCATCGGGGGCATATTCGGTGGGGGCTCGAGCTCCGCGGCCGCGGCCGGGGTGGGGGCCACCTCGAGGAGCGCGCGCTCGGGTGGTGGAGCCGCGGCCGGTTTCACCATCAATATCACCGCAACCGGCGATAGCCTCGCCACCGAGCAAGCCGTGCTCCGGGCCATTCGGCGATCCGGCCGGCTCAACGGGGGCACCCTGCCGGGTTGGGCATTGTGAGCATCGGGCCGGGGGCGGAATCGGTCGGCATTGAGATTTACACCGCGGCATCGGTGGTGAATCGGTGGGATAGGGCGCTCTGGGATGCCGACCATTGGAGCAACCCGCAATGGCAAGCAATCGAGTGCGAGGTGCTCGAGGCCGAGTACCGCACGGGTGCCGGCTCCGAGGCCGGGGTGCTTTCGGTGGCCGATGCCGGGGCGCTCGATGTCCGCACCTATGACCCGAGCCGGCTCCTCGATCCGATGAATACGGCATCCGCCTATTTCGGAGCGATCAAGCCGGGCACCCCGCTCCGGCTCGTGGGCAAGGTACCTGGCACGATGCCGGCATGGTCGGGCTATTTGGATGAGGGGCGCTATGAGCTCGCCTCCGCGCAAGGTCGGCTCCGAGCGATTGATGGCATAGCCAATTTGGCGCAAGCCGAGGTTGCCGAGGGTACCGCGCTCCCCAATACGCTCCGCGCGCGGGTGCGTGCGGTGGTGGCCGCGGTGGGGCTCGGCTCGGTGGTGCCGGTGCAACCCGAATCCGTTGACGTGAACATGATCACGAATGGCTCATTCGAAAATGGGCTCACGGGTTGGAATGCCGTACCCGCATCGGCATGCTCGGTGATCGCGGGGGGCACCGATGGGGCGCAGTACCTACGGATTGCCGGCGATGGCGCCACCTCCTACCCGCAAGTGATGCAATCGGTGCCGGTGGTGCCGGGTGGCACCTATCGGCTATCGGCATTCTTGGGATCGTTCGGGGCCGGCGCCGCATACGTGAGCGTGCGGCTTGACTTGCAATCCGGGGCCACCCAATTGCAGCTTATCCACCAAGGGTTTGCCGGGGATAGCGTGCTCACCTATTACGAATCGGGCACCTATACCGTGCCGGCCGATGGCTCGGTATCCGCAATGACCATTTTGGTTTACCTCGGGGGCGCCCCGGCGCCGGCCAATTGGGACGGCCGCTTTGATGGCATCCGGCTCATGGGGCCGGCCACCCCCGCGCTCGCCGATCCCCCGGTGAGCGCGCACGATGGAAAAGCGCGGAGCGCATGGGCAATCATCCAAGATGCCGCGCTCGATGCCTTGACCTACATTTGGATTGATCCCACCGGCACCCTCCGCTTTACCCCGTGGGGCTCGCTCCCCGATGCCAAATTCTCGGTGGGGTGCCCGCCATCCGGCGAAACCGGGGGGGCATGGCTCAACGGGCTCGCCGCGCTCGAGGCCACCTCACAAGCCGACCCCATCCGCAATAGCGTGCGGAGCTATGTCTCCGGTACCACGTTCGGTGCCGCGCTCACCGATCCCAATAGCATTCGGCAATTCGGGGAGCGCCGGCTCGATGTCGCACGCATCGTTCCGAATGCGGCCACCTGGGCTAGCCGCATCCTCGCCGATAGGGCGGATGCCGGGCTCGAGGTGACGCTAGGCGAGGTGCGCCCCTACACGGCCGCGGAGCTCGCCTTGCTCCTCGAGGGCGCGAGCGATGGGCCATCGGCATTGCGGGTGGCCGACGATACCCACGGGGAGCCCGTTGATATGGCCGTGGCCGTGATCGGTGCCGCGGTGGGCATCACCTCGATGGGGTGGCGATTCCGCATGGTCACCATGATTCCCCGCGCGGAGTGGGATCAAGAGGCGCCCCCGGTGGTGCCCCCGATCCCACCACCCGACCCGTACCACACAGAAACCCGCACCTATATCGCCACGTCGGATGCGCTCATCGCGCTCACCTCGGGGGGCGCGAATTACGGGGCCGGTGCCTCAACCTCGCTCCCGGTCGGGGCATGGTCGGGTTGGACATACCGCGGCTTGATCCAATTCCCAAACATCCCCGGCACAAAGCTCCGGCGCCTCGTGTCGGCAACGCTCAACCTCGATACCACCGATCAGGTGCGGGTCGGCTTTGGGAGCTCGCCAACCATCGAGGTGAAGCGCATCACCGGCTCATGGTCGGCCGGCTCGAGCTCGAGCCCCTCGGGGAGCAATGCCGTGGTTTGGCCGGGGCCGGCATGCACCGGGAGCATTCGCTCCAACGTCACCGGCTCACAGAATGCGGCCGTTGGCATCCGGGTGGATGGGCTCGTGCTCCCCTGGCTCCCGGCCGCGGCCGGGGGCTCGCTCGCACCGCAACGGGGGTTGGCGCTGTATCCGGGCTCGGGCTCCACCGCGGATACCACCGAATTTTGGCCGGTGGAAAAGGGCGGCTCTAACCGTCCCGAGCTCGTGCTCGTGCTCGAGGTATTCGATTAGGTGGAGGTGCTCTCATGGCTGTACCAGCGAGGCCGGTAGCGGGTGCGTTGCTCGATTCCGCATGGGGCGGGCTCGTGCACGATGCGGTGGTGGCATTCGATATCCAATCGGGCACGTTGCAGCAAACCCTAGCCTCCGGGCAAGCCGAAATCGGGCAAGCCGTGACGTTTGCCCGGCCGTTTGGCGCGGCACCATCGGTGGTGCTCGGCACCCAATCCGCGGGTGGCGTAAACGGCCGCATCGTATTTGGCCGGCAATCGGCGATCACGGTTAACGGGTTTACGTGTTGGCTCCAAGCAACCGGAGGTGCGGCCGGTGCCGTCACCCAAACCACCTCTTGGCTTGCCTACGGGCCACGGGCATAGGCCATGAGCGAGGCGCCCCGGTACCGGGTTTGGCTCCTCCGGCTCCGGCTCGTGGTTTGGTGGAAGTGGCGGCGCAAGGTCGCGGGGCTCCGGGTGCCGGATCGCATCGAGCCCGATGGCCGGGGGCGCCTCGAGCCTATCGATACGGGTGGGGCATACCGCGCGGCATTCGGGAGCCAATTCGGCGACCCCTCCGAATCGCATAGCTCACCGCATAGCGAGGGGAGCAATTGCACGATGGCCGCGGCCGGCATGGCGCTTGACCACCACACGGGTGGCGCCAAGCGCAAGCGCGGTGGCGATATGCGCCACCATCAAGGCGACGATTCGGGGGGCACGGATTTATACGATGCCGCGGATGCATGGGCTAGCTATGGCGAAAGCTTGAGCATCCGCTCGGGGCAAGGGTGGGGCAAGGTGGTGAGCGCGCTCAATGAGGGGCGCGGGGTGATCCTGCAAGGCACCGGGGGCATTGCCGGGTGCGGGGATTACACGGGAGGCCATGCAATCTACGTGGCGCCCGAAAAGGATGGCTCCCGTTGGCTCAAGGGTGACCCGGAATGCTCCGGCTATGAATGGACGGAGGCTAGCAAGCTCGAGGCATTCGCCGAGCGCTTGAGCTCCTCGGTGTATTTCGCGGTCACCAAAGCCAAGAGTGCCCCTCCGGCTCCGGTGCCGGTGCCATGCCCCGAATGCCCCGACCCGGTGCCCGTGGAGCCCGAGCGGAGCCGTGCCTATGAGCTCGGCCGGGAGATGGCGCTCGATGGTGAGGTGAGCGCTTGGCTCGCATGGATCAGCTACCGCGGCCACGATGCTTGGGAGGTGACCGAATGGGGTTGCGGGCATTGGGCACGGGAGGCCGGCGCAATTGATCCCCTGGTATCGGCTCGGCTCGCGCGCGATACGTGGCCGGCATGGGAGGCCGGGGGTTGGCGCGCGCTCACGTGGGCATAGCGGAGGAGCTCGAGCATGGATAGCCAAACGATCCGTAGGGGGCTCGCGCTCTTGGCGCTCATCCTCGCGGTTGCCTCATTCGCCGGCATGGGCGCCACCCTGCTAGCCGTCGCCATCATCCTCATTGCGGTGGCGCTCGTGCTCTGAATCCGTACCCCAATTCGTACCCCAATGTACCCCACCAATGGGGCTCAATCAGGTACCGCTAGCACCACCGTTGAGCACGAAATGGGCAAATCCGAGCGTGCCTCACCAAACTGGGGGATTGGTGGTCGAGGGTTCGAATCCCTCCGCCCCGACCAAATCCGTGCACGAAACGGGCAAACGTTCGAAATCGCCGAGGAGGCCGTACCCCATTCGTACCCCAATTGGGTGGGGTGCTATGGTCGAGGAGCTCGGCCGGCTTGAGCTCGCTCCTCGGGTTGCTCGCAAGGCTCACGGTGGGGCCATCGCTCGCCGGCCGAGCTCTACCGCTCACGGCCGCACGAGCTCGAGCCGCGCGATCAAACCGAATGCCACCGCGAGGAGCGCGAAAGCAACCGCGAGGAGCGCATAGGCGAGCGGGTCGCGGTTAGAGCCCATCGGTATCGAGCCCCTGCCGTTTGGCATTCGCCTTGAGATTCTCCCAACCCCGGCCACGATCAGCCGCGGATGCCGACAGGATCAGCAAACCCCCGGCCGGACCCTTGAGCCGCACGTGCCCCCCTCCCGTATGGTCGGCTTGCCATCCGGCTTTGATGCCCCGGAGGAATAGCTCGCGCATCCGCTTATTTCGGAACGATGCCGCTAGTGAGCGCTCGGTGCCGAAATCCGTTGGCGCGGGTGCGGAATAGGTGCGGCCGATGCTCGGGGCCGGATCAATGAGCGGGGGCGCTTTGGCAACCCCATAGAGCTCCGAGCGGAGCGCGCGCTCGAGCTCCTTAACCCGTATCTCAAGCACCGGGCTCACCTGGGCATGCTTGAGCACCTCATCAACCGCGAGTGCGAGCATGCGCACTCGCCAATCGGGTTGCTTGGCCGGTAGGGGGCCGGTAGGTGGCCGGTAGGTGGCCGGCACCGACATGGGTTGTTGACGTAAACCCACGTTCATCACGGGGGGCCGATCCGTGGTAGCGGCGCCGCGGCTCCGTTTGGTGGCCGCGGCTTTTGCGGCCGCGGCCATCGTGGCGACCCGGCCGCGGTGGCGCCATGCGTTTGATGGGGCGCCGCACGTCGCGCACCGGATGCGGAGCCGGCCGGCGCCATCGCGGTAGGTGTCGGCCGAGGGGGTGAATTGGTGATAGTCCACCGGGGCGCTCATGCCCCGAGCGCTCGCTCGGCGATGGCCGCGGTTGCCGTGGCATCGCTCTTGAGGAGGTGGTGGTAAATCCGGCTCGTGATTCCCACGTCGGCATGGCCGAGGAGCTTGCTCACCACCGCGATGGGCACCCCCGCATTGATCAGCCGGCTAGCGTAGAAATGGCGCATATCGTGGAATGAGTAATCGAGCCCGGTGCGCTCGGCCGCATCGGCAAACCAATGGGAGATGGTAGAGCCAACCAACGGCCGGCCATCGGCTTTGGTGAAAACCAAATCATCCGGGTTGCTCCACCGATCCCCCGCGGCAATGCGCTCGCTCGCTTGAGCTCGCCGATGCTCCTCGAGGAGCTTGACGGCAACGGGGCCAATCGGCACCCACCGAGCGCTCCCCGCATTCTTGGGATCGTCGAGCTCCCTATCGGTGCGCCGGAGCCCGCGCATCACGTGGATATGGCCGGATTCGATAGCCGACCACGGCAAACCGAGCACCTCCGATTGCCGGAGCCCGGTGAGGGTGGTGAGGATCATCAACGCTTGCAACCGATCCCCCTCGAGCCCCGCGCGGATGCGCCGCATATCGAGCTCGGTGGGGATTGGGTGCTCGAGGCCAACCCGTGCGCTCCTGGCTCGTTTGCCGGTGGTGCCGTTGGGGTTGATGCGCACGGCCGGGTTGTATTTGATGCGGCCATCATCAACCGCGGCATTGAGCGCGAGCCGGAGGGTGGCATAGATCAGCAAAACGGTTTGCGGGGCAAGCGGGGTGCCGTACCTCGAGGTGCGCCCCCGGAGCTCGCCGAGCTTGGCTTTAACCACCTCGCGCGATAGCTCATCGGGGTGCAACCGCATGCGCTCGCCGAATACCGGGATGAGGTGGCGCTCAACGTGGCCGCGGTGCGTGCTCACGGAATTGGAGCGGAGCGCGAGCCCCTCGAGCCAAAGCCGGAGATAGTCCGCAAGGGTGGTGCGCTCATCGAGGATCGTGGCCGCATCCGGCTTTGGCTCCCACCTC